ACATATGGTAGAGTAAGTGAGTCTGTTAAAGTTAGACAATATAATGCTGTCAATGGTGATCGTGCAAACAAAAAAGAATTTGAATTAAAACATGATGGAGTTCCAATATTTTCAAAACAATTTAGACCAACTGATACATCAACTTTAAATCCAGTAACTGGTGTATTTACAATTACTGATCATTTCTTTAGAACAGGTGAAAAATTAAAATACACACCTAAGAGTTCATTTATTGGTGTTGCAGCCACTGCAATGACAACTGCACATAGTTCAGATGTTCCAACAGATGTGTTTGCTATTCGTTTAACGAAAGATACATTTAAATTAGCATCTAGTAAATCAAATGCTAATGCTGGCACAGGTGTTACTTTTGTATCTTTAGGATCAGGTAACATTCATCAGTTGGAAATGACCAAAAAGTTGGAGAAAACTGTAATTGATATTGATGGATTGATTCAATCTCCGATTGCATTTACACCCGTCAACACCACTGTATCAAATAATGTTGGCGGTAACATATCATCCACATCTACTGTATTCAGTGTAGCTGGTATATCTTCAATAATTGAAGGTGATATACTTAAGGTAGGTACTGAATTGATGAAGGTTTCATCTGTTGGTGTAGGAACAACTTCAGTTGGCCCAATATCAGGTGGTGGTGCAATAAATTTAGTAGGTGTTGAAAGGGGTGCATTAGGAAGCACAGCAGCGACACATTCTGATAGTGATGCAGTTCGTAAATTTACTGGTTCATTTAATATAGTTGATAGTAAGATATTCTTTACAGACGCACCAAAGGGAACTAACAATGTTACAAGGAATCAATCAAATTTAGCATTTCCTCGTTCTGAATTTAATGGAAGAGTATATCTAAGAAATGATTACTCTAATAATAGAATATTTGACGACATTTCTGATGGATTTACTGGTATAGGTGCTACTCATAGAATGTTAGTTGCCGGTATTAATACAACTGGGATACAAACTGGAAGTAGTATTGTTCTTCTCAATGGTATATTCCAAAAACCAACCACTGCAAATAATAGTGGAAACAATTATGGTTTTAATGCACCTTCAGCGAGTGCTACAGATATTGTATTTACTGGAATTACATCAGCAAATGGAAGTAAAATTGTTAGTCAGTCTGATATAAACTTGAATCAACTTCCAAGAGGTGGAGTTATTGTTTCACTTGGATCAACTGGTGGACAAGGTGTTGCACCTCTTGTTGGTGCTGCAGTTACTGTAGTTAAAAATGATGCCGGTCAAATAACAGGAGTTGGTATAGGAACCACAGATGTTCATGGATCTGGATATCGAGGAACTGTAGCGATAGGTATTACTGATCATGCATATGAGCATCGTTTTGAGAGTGCTGGAATAGGTTCAATAAAAACACAGGCAGGTGCTGCAAATATATTTAACGGTACTGCTAGAACTGCAACAAATGCAGTGTATACATCTCATACTGGTTTCTTGGAGATAACAATAGCAAATCATGGATTATCTGTTGGTAATCATGTGGGTATTGATACTGGTGGTATCGTATTCAGATGTTCAAAAGATAATTTTGCAAGTTTACATCCATATCCAAGATCTGGTGTGACACCTAGTTCTTCAACTGGTGATCCAATAGTAGGTATTGCGACAGATATCAGATCAGTAACAACAAATACATTCACCATCTTTGTTGGACAAGGTGGTGGAGGTGGAACAGGTGCAAGTATCAATGCAACTGTTGGTGTTGGTGGAACTCTTATATTCTCAGTCGCAGGTGCTGGAGTATCATATACAAATCCAAGATTAAATATACCTCAACCATCATATGAAGCACTTGATGTAGTTGGTGTTTCAAGATTAGGTATTGGTGCGACCACAGACACTGGCCAAGGTCTAAAAGTTACAGTGGATGTTGGTGCAAGTTCAACAACAGGTATCGGTTCTACCATGTTTACTGTTTCTCAGTTTAAGATTGCAAGACCCGGTTTTGGATTCAAAAAGGGAGATGTAATTAAACCAGTTGGACTAGTAACTGCTCGTGGTGCAGTTTTAACAGACTTTACACTCACAGTTGATGAAATATTCACTGATGAATTTGCATCATGGGATTTTGGTGAATTTGACTATACAGACTCGATAAAAGGTTTACAAGATGGAGTTAGAACTCGTTTCCCGATAAGATTGAATGGTCAATTACTAAGTTTTGAGATTGATAGAAATACTGCAGATTCGTCATTGATTGAAATGCAAAATTTACTTTTAATATTTGTAAATGGTGTAATACAACATCCCGGAAGAGATTATACATTTGAAGGTGGAACAACATTTAACTTTACATCAGCTCCAGATGCAGATGATGATATCGCTGTCTTCTTCTATAAGGGAACATCTGGTGTTGATACTATTGTTGTTGATGTTACAGAAACACTCAAGAAAGGTGATGTGGTTCAGGTTACAAGTAATAATAGTATTCCAAATACTACTGCTCAAAAGAGTCGCACAGTCGTGGGTATTACAACATCAGATACATTTGAGACTGAAATCTACACAAATGTAGGTATTGATGAAGTTAACTTTAAACCTTTAAAATGGACTAAGCAAAAGATTGATAAGGTTATTGGTAGTGATATCATTTCAAAATCAAGAGATTCGATTGAACCTTTAATTTATCCAACTGCGAGATTGATAGGTAACTTAGGTACAGGAACTGCAGAAGGCACAAGTATATTTGTTGATAATGCTGAATTCTTCGATTATGAAGAAGATACAAGTGCTGCTGATGCAACTATCACGAATATCGCAATTAATGACATAGGTGTATTGGTTGTCGACGATAAATCTCCTGTAACTGCAAAATTATTAGCCACAGTTAATGGTTCAGGACAAGTTGCAGTATCAGTTGTAGATGGTGGAAGTGGATATGTTGGATCAACAACTAGTATTTCAATCGCACCACCTGTGGGTGTGGCAGCAACTCAATTCGCTGTTGCAGGTGTATCTACATTTGCAGTTGGAACTGCCAATATCACAAACGGTTCAATATCATCAGTAACTATGAATAATGTTGGATTTGGTTATACAAGTACAAATCCACCTATCGTTCTCGCACCAACACCAGAGGTTATTAAAGAAAATATAACTAATATTCAAACTGTTGCAGGATTCTCAGGTATCGTAACTGGTATCTCAACAGAAATAATTGGAGTTTCAACACTTGGATTGAGAATTGGTCTTAAGAAATCTTCCGGTAACTTTACTGGATTGAACGCAGGTTTCCCAATTTACATATTTGATACTCATGTTGGAACAGGTTTAACATCATTAAATACAAGTGGTAATAATAATGATATTGTTGGAATTGGAACAACATTTGCAGATAATGTCTATGTAATCCAATCTATTTCAGCAAGTGGAACCACTGCAGAAATATTAGTCAATATTCATTCAAATACAAATCATTCTGGATTGGGAGTGACTGTTGGAATTAATAGTGGTAATAATGGTCGATTCTCATGGGGAAGATTATTCAACGCTAGTGGACAAGGTGCATTCAACCGTTCTAATCCAATTGCAATAGGAGTCACAGGTAACACTGTGGGTCTTACGAATGGAGTTGGAATTAGTACATTTCCAACAGTTCAGCGTAGAGTTTTTGGTATTCGCGACACTGGAGCACTTCGTAAAAACTTAGGTTGATGAAAAGTAGTATAAATATAGAAAAAAAGCAATAAAATGCCAGCAGTTGTAACAGATCAGTTTAGAATATTAAATGCGAGTAACTTTGTCGATACAGTTACAGGGATAGGAGGTACTGATCCATCGAGCTCATTTTATGTGTCTGTGAGTTTACCTAATCCTACTGTTGTCGGTTTTGGTAGAACTTCCACATGGAATACAGCAACTCCTAACCCAGTGGATAATATTAATGACAATAATCATATAGGTGATACCACTTTATTCGGAAAAAGAGTTATCGGTAGAAATGTAAGAAGATTAATTCGTAGAGTAAATTGGACACAGGGTACAAGGTATGAGATGTATCGTCATGATTATAGTGTAAGTTCCCCATCACCAATTACACAGTCTTCAAGACTATATGATGCAAGATATTATGTGATGAATGAGAACTTTAATGTTTATGTCTGCATAGATAACGGATCATCAGGTATCAATACCACAGGTAATGCATCTCAAGATGAACCAACTTTCACTGATTTAGAACCATCTAAGGCTGGTGAAAGTGGTGATGGATATGTGTGGAAATATCTTTTTACAGTCGCACCAAGTGATATTATAAAATTTGACTCAACAGATTTCATCGCAGTTCCTAATGATTGGACTACTACTACTGATGCATCAATTCAATCTGTAAGAGAGAACGGAGACTCAGATACTAATAATAATCAAATCAAAAAAGTATACATAGACAACCAAGGTGAGGGATATTCAGGAGGCCTTGGCCAAGAGTTTAATATTCTTGGAGATGGAACTGGTGGTAAAGTCGTGGTTGATGTAATAAGTGGTAAAATTACAAATGCAATTGTTTCATCAGGTGGTAAGGGGTATACATATGGTCTAGTTGATCTTGGATCAATAAATGCTAATGCATCAACAAAGGCAAAATTGATTCCAATTATTCCTCCATCCAAAGGTCACGGTCATAATGCATATGAGGAACTTGGAACTGACAGAGTATTAGTTTATGCTCGATTTGGTGGTGATAATAAAGATTTCCCTCTTGATACTAAATTTGCACAAGTTCAATTAGTAAAGAATCCAACATCGATAGGAACCACATCAATATATTTTGGTGATTCATTCTCATCATTGAATGCATTCAAGTTTTCAACAACATCAGGAAATCCCTCTATAGGTGAGAAAATTACTCAAACTTTAGGTAGTGGTCTAAAAGCAGTTGGTTATGTGGCATCTTATGATGCTGAAACAAAAGTAATGAAATATATTCAAGATAGATCATTATATTTTGGTAACTCAACTGATCAAACAGATTATGTTGGTATATCAACTCAAGGCCAAGTTCTAGCATTTGAGTCATCAACCAACCAAGTTTCTGCACCAAGTGGATTTAGTGGGTCAATTGAGACTACATTTAGTCTTGGTATCACTACAGTTGGATCTAAGAATGTAGGACTTGGAGTAACCTTTACAAATGGTCTTGCCACACCTGAGATAAATAAAGGGTCGGGTGATATAATTTACATTGACAACAGAGCGACTATTACTAGAAACTCAAGACAAAAAGAAGATGTCAAAATCATTCTGGAATTCTAAAAAATGCCACAGAAA